TTATGGTCACCAGGTATGATTGAACCTGTGATGTTTAATCCACCTATAAAATTTGAACTACCACTTACAGTTAAAGCATCTACACCAGGTAAACCATTTGAACCTGTAATAAAGGTATTCCACATAGTGGTTTGTCCATTAAGGAATAGATTAGTTGTATTACCATTATTACCTAATTGTAATTGATTAACACCAGTACTAGAATTTTCAAATATTGCGTTTGTTACTACCGCAGAACCTGTACCATTAACAATAATTCTACCACTATATGAAGAACTAGCCGGTCCAACAATTAAATCATTTTGACTACCGTTATTATCAATTGTAACACTACCTGTAATATGTTGACTACCACCAATTGAACCTGTGGTAATTAAACCATTTCTATTACCATTCTCCGCGTATGATGCAGTTAATGCGTGTGTTGCTTCTGATGCAGATAATGCATTTGTTGCATAAGATGCTGTACCTGTTAAGTTACCTGTAAATCCACCTGATGCTGTTACTGAACCTGTTACAGATAATGGACCATTTGGTAATTTAACTGTACCATATAATGTTTGTGTGTCATTTGATGCATCACCAAATTGGTTGGAACCACTTGAATATATTACAGAAGATGTTTCATATGTAGTTGTTACATATGTGAACGATGCCGATGTTGCACTGATATTTCCTGTTATATTAACTGAACCAGTAATTGTTTGGTCACCATTAAATACATTTGAACCTGTTGTAGCAAACGAACCAGTCTTTTGTTCTATTGATGTTAGTCTATTGTTCTGTGATAAATCTGTTACCGCAATTGAACTTGATAATGCTGTTTGTCCTGTAACGGTTGCATAACTTCCTGTCTTTGATATTAAATCATTAACCTTTGTGTCATTTGAAGAAGTATAATTGTTAAAGGTTGATACAGTTGTATATCCTGATAATGAACCAGTTGTTGCAAGACCATTTATTTGATTTTGTAATGAACCAGTTTCAATTTCCAACGCATCTACTCTACCATCAATTGAACTTGTAAAGTTGTTCATTGATGATGTATAAGTTCCAAATTCTGCTTCACTTACATATCCTGTATCAATTGAACTTGTAAACTGTTCCAATGATGTTAATCTATTATTCTGTCCTAAGTCAGTTGTTGCAATTGAACCAGATAGTGTATCCAATGATGATGTTGTTGCAAATCCTAATGCAGATATTTGTGCTGAACCTGAAACAGTTCCTGATGGTATGACAGCGTTTAAAGCGTATGATGATGTAACAGCATAATCTGAATAAGACGCAGATACTGCATTTGTACTTGTAATACCTGTCAATCCACTACCATCACCACGGAATGAACCTGTAATAACGATAGAAGATGTTGATGCTAGCATTGGTAGTTTATTACCAATACCATCGGTTACGTATTGTAATGTTGATGTAACACCCGTATTAGCGTTTTCAAGATTTAATAAACCCTGATACGATGATGAAACAAATTGGTTAGTTAATTGACCCATATTCTTTAATTCTTATATTTTTTATACATTGTCCCAATCAGTTGATATTTTATTCCATAACTCAGCAAGTTCATACCATTTTCTATGACCAGTGAACGGTCTTTCTGGTAATACACATCTGTTATAATCAAATGGTTGTGTTAGTTGAATATTCATTATCCATCCACATAGTATTGTTTCATATTCTTCTAATATTGGTTCAACACTTGATGGCCATAATGTTTCATACTCTGATAAATAGAACTGTGCCATTATATCTTTGGTAATTTCTAAAGTATCTGATAAAACATCTCTTTGATTTGAATAATCATTATTAAGTTGGTCAACAACGATAATTTGAAAATTCGTAACCAATTCATTTTGGTCAAGAACCACATCACCAGGAATAACATACATTCTTGTATATCTTGGTTCCTGTTTTGTTAAAACATCCATTGTTAGTTGTGTCAAATCACCATAACCATAACTGTTAATTTGTTTATGGTTATTAGCAAAGTCTTCTAAATCTTCTATAATTTGTTTGTAATTAACCAAGTTAACTGACTGTGGTAATGTAAAACCTGATTGAATTGGTATATCACAATAGTTATAATCAAACGGTTCTTCTATTGTAATGTTTAATGTCCATCCACCCAAGATTGTTTCAAATCTTTCTAAGAATGGTGTAACATTCGGCCCCCATTCTGGAGTGTAATACAAACTAAAATCTCCATATTCTGCGGTGTAAGATTGATAGATAATTGTAAAAATATCTTTAGCAATCTCCAACGTATCTGACATAACGTCTCTTTGATTAGTGTAGTCATTGTCAATTTGGTCTAAGATGATAATTGAAAAATCATATAATAATCTATTTTCAGCCAATCTCACATTACCTGGTACCACATACATTTTTGTATATACAGGTTCCTGTTTACTCTCAATGTCCATAGTAATCTGCGTAATATCACCAAAACCAAATGAATTGATTTGTGGGTGATAATATGCCATCCCTGATAAATCTTGTATTATTTGTTTATAATTTGTCATCTATTAAGAAATATAAAATTATTTGTGTTGTATTATGAAATTTGTCCTTCAGCTCGTTTTCTTTGTCTTTCTATCTCACGTTCTTTTTCCAATATATATGATAACTGGTTTAGAACTTCTATGATTGTTTTTTCTGTAATCTCTGTATGTCTTGTAATGTCATCTTGAGCAACTCTGTTGAGAACGATGTACCATCCAAATCTTTTCTCAAAACTATCTTCTTCCATATCCATCCCCTCATTTTCCATAGCATTTTTAATTGCTGCCAACTTATCTTCATCCAAGTCTTCAAAGATATTTGGGTATAATTTGAAACATTCCTTGCGAATTGTGTAAAAAAAAACTGTGCCCCTAATGACACCTCAACATCTAACTTGTTTTTAAACAGTTCGGCTCGTTCCTCTAACGATGGTTGATTATATTTCTCTATCTCAAATTTATGTGTTGATTTGGATTTAATAATAGGTCTATATAAGATTGCTGTGATTATATGTAAATAATCTAACATCTCTTCAGGTTTTTTGGTCATTAAGGTATCCAAGTCAGCAAACTCACCGAATGACATTTTTCTCCACGATGGAATAAAACCATACTCAACACCATCCAATTTAAACTTATCAACAAAACCTGGTTCACCTTGTGGTAATATTGAAAATACTTGTTGGAATATATATTCAATCTTATCTCTCTGTACTTCCAATAGTTTATCCTGTGGTGCACCAGTTAAAACGTTAATTAGCTTGGTTGCAAAGTAATCATCATCAAATAATCCCTTTATTTTGTAAATTTTAACATAATCACCAACTGTAATATATTGTGGTATCTTATATTCTTTTCCCTCTAATTCAAATGTTAATTTCATATAAATCTATTTTTAAACGAATGATATACTATATCTTCCTGTTGTTTTACTTGTTTTTATTTCTGAGTACATCCTCATCATCAGTGCATCACTTAAGTCAGGGGATTTACCCAATATTCTTTTCATCTCATCCTTACTCATTACACCTACCTTATTATCTTTATCCACATCCTTTAGTTTAATTGCTAATAGTTCCTGTGTTAAATCTTCAACTACTGCTGGTTCTAATAGGTTTAAACTAATCTTACCTTCCCTAAATAACTCAGATAGTTTTACGTAACATTGTGATTTTAAATTTGTAAAGTTCTGTTCGTGTAATGGTCTGGCATTGTTGACAAAGTTTGTTCCTTTAATCTGGTCCGCAACACCGCCTCCGACGCCATCACTATCTATAATCACCTGTTGTGGATGTATACCGTGAAACTTCATTAAATCCCGAATTTCGGACGATAATTCTGTGGTGGATACTTTCCTATAGATGTGACAAGATATGACCACCATACCCACCCAAATGAAGACTACGGACCTATCATCACCAAATCGTGCAACGTCCACGGTCATATATTTCTTATCCAACTTATTTGGTTCAAATTTATATATAGAACTTGTTATATCATCAAACTTAAATAAACTGTCATTATCTTCTAAGTAATCCCAATCACCCTCTAACAATCTTTTACGTTGTTGTGGTGGTAACTCTTTTAACATCTCAATATAAGATGCTGGTAAGTGTGGGTTGTCCATCGGTAATGATGGTATGAATACTTGATTGGGTTGTAGTGTTTCCTGTATAAATGGTAAGTAAAAGTCTTTCTTAATCCAATTGTTTGATGGGTTACAGGTCATTAAAACCTTTGGTGTTAGATTATACTCATTTAATTTATAACGTAAACGAGATTTAACTATACTGAATGCTAATGATGTAATCTGTGCTGCTTCATCAATAAATGCTGCTGATATTTCCAATGAACCTAAACTATCATAGTTTGGGTCTGATGGATTGTATGCTAAATCCTTGAATATTATCTCTGAACCATTATAAAATGTTAATACGTTGGATTGACCGTTGAATGTGAAGTGTTCACCACTTTTCATACCCATACTACCTAATAAATCAAATAAGGTATTCAATGTGGTTAGTTTTAATTGTGTTAATACTGAACGACCAATTAAACATCTAATACCTGTATACTGTAAACATAATGTAGTTATCCATAAACATCCCAACCAAGACTTACCTCCACCAGCTGACCCACCGAATAATACTATATTGGTTTGGTCATCAGTTAGGTATTTCCAAGCCTGTGATTGTCTCTTAGTTGGGTTGATTGTTATTTCCATTATAGTTGAATAGGTTTAATTGTTTGAACTGGTTCTATTTGATTATTTATGGATTGTTGAAACATTTCTATCTCTTGTTTTATTTCTTCTTCCGTCATATTCTTAAAACGGTCCATTGTTTCACGATGGATTTTTTCAATTATCTTTTTTCTGTCTCTTTCTTGTTGTCTTTTGAAACGTCTACTTAATGATGCTGGCATAGTCAAAAACGAAGTTTTACGAGTATATAGATTAAATTTTTTTAATCTTCTGATAGGTTTATGTTAATAGATATTGGTTCACCATTAGATGTAATATCAATCTTTCTTTGTTCCAATCCATAAAGTTTATTTATATCCGCTAAGGTTTCACGTTCCACCCTTTTATTGTTGTCAGCTCTGGCCCTAGTAAGTAAGTCAAAATACCTACTGAGTTGTTCAGAGATAATTTCTTCCGTCTTTTCCTCGTACCTTGTTTTAAGTCTATCCTTGCAGTCTTTCCAAATAGTTTCAGCCGCACGTTCTGAGATACCCCATCGTTTAGCACCTTGTTGTCTAAATTCTGTGTACGAGAGTTTTTCATATAGTATCATTTCAAATGCTTCGGGTATTCTTTCTTCATATGTTGCAATGTTGGATTTTCTACCACCTTTATTTTCTTTTTCCATTATGTTGTTAATTTTAATTCATTTTCAATATATGACTTAAGTTTCCTTGCTTGGGTGTTTACACATACCTTACAATTCCAATCAAAGTCCTCATTGAATACTGATTTATATACATCATTTACAAATGGTCTTTCTTCTTGTTTAATACCACTTAATAAATCGTATGCTAGTTTAACCTGTTCAGGACTGAAGGATATTGTCTCTTCAATCACAGGGTCTAATTTTGTTACTGGTTTCTTTTTCTTACAAGTTGTACATCCCATATATATTAAATATTAAAAATTGTTAATTAGAATTTCAATTCCCTTATTCTTAGTTGTTTTAGTTGATGCTGCTTTGGTAAACTCTTTATCATTCCATTGGTATTGGTCCTTTGGAAACCATTCAGATAATAGTGGAAAATCGTAATAGGATAGGGAAAATTTACCCTGTATTGACTTTAATGTAGTTGCCAGTCTCTCGTGGTCATCCCTGTCAAAATCGTGGTTAGAATAATAGTTTTCCGTTTTCCAATATGGTGGGTCAGTATAGAAATATGTTTTTGGTCCATCATACTTTCTTATTACATCTTCAAAGTCCATATTCTCCACAAAGGTTATCTTCTTAAAGTGTTCAACATACTTTGGGTTTTTTAACTTATCCATAAACACCAACATCTTACATTTATACTTTCCCTTATAATCCATATACTTTGCTGTCTCAGGTTTACTTCCACTGAATACTTGTGTTAGAATATATACGTACTTACACGCAGTTTCCAATGAGTTTGCTGGTGTAATCTTAAAGTCAGGATGGAATAACTCTTCCTGATATTGTTTGTACATATCTTTGTATAACTGTGGTGTTTCTTCTTCACCCAATTGTTGACAAGGATATTTGGATAGTTCTCTGTGTAATATGTCAGGTACTTTAACCCAATGGATAAGGTTATAATTTAACTGATTAAAGTCATTATAGACCACCGTATTTAAATTTGGATAGTTCTGTAGGTCCATATTATAAAACACCCAAAACATCCCTGAGAATGGTTCCACATAGGTTTCTATATCTGTTGGGATAAATGGTACAATCCATTTACCAATATGTGCTTTACCTCCAATATAACTAATCATTTGTTTCTGTTTCAATACCACCATTCCACTTTGTTATTTCCTGTGCGTGTAATTCTTCAGGGGTTTGTGGAATGTTTATTACCGTTGGTGTTGGTTGAGGCGAAGTTATTACTTGTGGTTCTTGTCTGACATTCTTTTTACAATTACATCCCATTGTTTCTTTGTTTTACTATTACATTACGTTTATGTGCGTGTAGTACACCCTGATGGTCAATATCTAAGTGATTGAACTTATAATAACTTAATTCATATCCATTATCTCTTAATAGATGTTCACAAGATAATAGACAAGCAAGATTATGATATTCAATACCTATATGTCTGATACCTTCAAGATACTCAGGATTGATAGCATTCATAAAAATCTCACTACCTTCTACATCAATCTTACATACAGTTGGTTTGGTTGCTTTGAAATATAATTCAAACTTTTCTGTTCTGTCCACCCAATCCATTATGTTAATAAAGTTCTTTAGGTTTAAGTTCTGTTTAAACCAATCGTATGATTGTTGTCCAGGGTCAACACCATATACCATCTTTGCTTTCTTTTGTATCCAATACAATGGTGTTGGTGCAAATTCATTATTATTGATACCACATCCTAAATCTAATATGGTCTCATCTTCTGTTGGTAAGAACCCCCAATGTGTTGCAGGGTCTTCGTTGTGAATAATTCCTTTAATCTCTCTAGTCATTTGTTTTTATTTGTATTTGTTCTTTTATTTGTTCCTTACTTTCTCTTAGATACCTTGATATAGATGATACTGGTATTCTTGTTTGTTTAGATACTTTCTTCATACTACCCATCGTTAGATACATTTCAAATAACGATTTTCTAAACCAATCAAGTTCACACCAACTTTGTTCTAATATATCAAATAATTGTTGTTTTTCAAAGTCAAGTTGGGTATCATCAACCAAATCAAATATGTCATCAATATTAGTATACTTACTACTCTCTTTACGAATTTTATAATAGAATGGTGATGTTTGGGAATGCCAGTTAATTCTTATAATTGAAACAATATAATACTTAATCTGGTCGTTGTTATATTCTTGCAACACAATGTTATTTTTATTGTATAGTTGAAGAATTACCTCGTGTAACAAATCACCAGTTAAATCGTGATTTTTTGTTATTTTTTTTGTTATGGATAGTAGTTCGTAGTAGTTTGTTGTGATATATTTTTCTATCTCTCTATTCATTTATAATTTGTTTTATATCACTTAATACCTGACACACCTCATAGTTTTCCGTTTCTTCATTTGATTGTATTGAACTTTCAAGTAGTTTTTCCAATATAACCATTCTATTTAAACTTGGACTAATCTGTTGGTCAAGTATTGTTATTATTGCATCAACAATGGTTAAACAAACTTCACGTTTTGTTTCCTTATCTAATAACCAATAATCTGATGGTATTTCTAATTCCCCGATTTTAATTGACTTTTCCATTCTTTAAGGTATTTCCATACGGTGGTTTCACTAAGTCTTAGTTCTTTACTAATATCCCTATTAGTGTAACCCTTTAGTTTATAATATATAATATCTTGAATTAACTTTGTTGTAACTGGTGAACCTTTTGTATAAGGTCTTACGTGTTTAATCGTTAGGAAATGTGGTTTACCATCCTTTACTTCTTTATAACCTGGTTTAATCCATATACCTGATTGTTCATCAAATTGATAACCCATTCTTTCCATTACAGTAAATGTACAATTCTTTTGATATTCATCTGCATAACAATTTGGTGTCATTAACACTTTATCACTACCACAGTTATCGGCAAGATATTCCTGTCTTTTTGTTCTTTCCTTTTCCCTTTCACATTGTCTACATCTGTTAGAATAAATTTCATTATCATCATTTGTGTAAAATTCATTCTTTACCTTCCAATTATTGCAAGTATTACACTTGTGATAATCAGGATTGTTTTCATAAAACTTATCAGGATTTTTTCTTTTCAATCTAATTTGATATAGACATTCTGTACATTGCTTCCTTGTTCTCATCTTATTTTGAGTTGAATGCCAGTATGTTTGGAATTGATTTAGTTCTTTGTCTTTGTTACAAACATTACATCGCATATATATAAATACTTTGTTTTTTCTGAAAATCCATATTATTTAAAAAAAAATCCCGCTAGGTTTTGGAAGCGAACCTTGGCGGGATTGAGGTAACCATCAATATTATTAGAATGATATATTATAAATATAAGAAACTATTTCCATAATTTCAAATTTTGTATGCGATATTTTCTATATTCTTCAGATTTTTTATATTGGTGATATAAATTTAATATATTGGATGCTGGTACTAGCATCCCTGTTACCTGTAAATCAGTAACATTAACAATTGGACTGGTCTTAATATCCAGTTCTTCTTTCTTGAGATAAATCCATTTTAAGAAATGTGTTGGAAATTCATATACTAGTTCTCCAACATTTATTCTCCAAATATGTGCTTCAGTTGTAGCAATACCACTTGGGTACGTTATTCCATCTCTTTTGGTGCAATTAAATTCTATAAATAAATTATAGATAGCGTTATCGTTGGATTTTAATTCTACTGTAGTTGAGAGTACTTTGTTTAACGCATCTACACTAGATTTTTCTTTAGTTGAGAATAGATTGTTATCATCTACTTTAATACCAGCCTTTGATAAATCTACATCAAAGCGGTAATCATCATTCATTTCAATTGTATTCATTAGCTTCCTTTAATACTAATAAATACTTTTATAATTGAAAAAAAATTATAAATTTATAAAAAAAATAAAATTATTTTAAAAATCTAGAAAGTATTCTTCAATTAGTTGAACTGGTCTTAGACAATGATATTTCAATATATGTTTATCAACATCTGTTCGCTCAGATACTGGAACATCAAATAATTGAAGAATATATTCATTATATTGTTCTGTTGAGAGAGTATAAAATTCTTTCAAGCTCAGAGCACCAGCTCTCTGTTTTTGTTGAGGTAATGTTATTTTTCCTTTCATTTTCTTTATATTTTTTAATGCAGCCTAGCATCCATTTATTCCAATAGTTGGTATCAATATCTACATTATTGATATAATGCTGGTAGCAACCAGTTATCCATTTTTTATTTATTTCAATATTCATTTATATATAAATATATATTAGTTGAAGTTATGGTTTTTTTCTTTTAAATCTATTTTTTCTATAATTTCTAGAAGTAATTTCTTGATTAACCTTTGCACCTTTGGCGTAGCCCATTGGAAGATAAAGTACTTTCTCAACTACTATTTTTTCATATAGTTGATATTTTCTTTTAATTTTATTAAAACATTCAATTTGTTTACTAGACCAGTCTTTTTTACTTTTACTAATAGAATTAACAAATTCTTTCTCCCAATTGTTAAGTTTTTTCTTAACTTCTGGTGTAATGTATTTCTTTACCTCAATTTGATTTTTTGTTGCCATATATTTGTTATTTTAATTACTTCAACATATTTTTGTATTGAGCACACCTGTAGTATATAAAGTGTCTCAATTCCAAGTTAAAGAAGCCCTGTTATACCTCTACGTTCACCGCTTGTACTGTCCTGATGTTTAATCTAACATACCAACCTTGTGGCCAAAAAACTCGTACACACCCAAGACCAACCCCCGGCTGCTTCGTCCGGCTATTGGGATAAAAGTACTTACCTTTTATCTACGACCCATCAGGTGGATTTTGAAGTGATATACCGCACTTCGGGATTATTCGGTTCTACATTTATAAATATCTCATTTTTTATCAAAATCCTGATTTATCTAAAATATAATGAAATTATTTTAAATAAAAAAATATTACGGATTATTTTGAAAAGTCAGATAATTATAGTATATTAGTACTGTAATAATAATTAAACATTTTAAAAAAGGAAGCAAATGTCAGATTACAAAAACACAACACAAGACAGTATTGTTAGACAATCGTCTTTAAAATTCGTTCAAGACTACCAACGTACAATTGGTTGTCCATTAACAATTAAAGAAATTATGGGTATTACCAACGTCATTGTTGACTATTGTCAGAATGGATGGTCCAAAGAACTTGGTAATAGGGTTGATAACATAGATAAGTTCATACAGGAAAAGTTTCCTGAACAATAGTTTTTTTTAATTCTATATATGGTTAAGGGGGTTGGTGTGGTGTACCAATCCCTTTTTTTATTCTTGATAATTTTTAAAAAGTTTTATATATTTATAATAGAGGGTGGTCCAAATATATTCATCTAAATTATTAAATCTATTGCCATTGATTAGTAAGTTCTACAAGACCACCCTCTTTTAAATAAAAAAGGTTCCAATGGAACCTATTTTTTTTATTCATAAAAGTGTTTTATAATCATATACAAATCAAATCCTAACGCTAAGAATACCCATATCAAACATAGATATAAATAATACTTAAATACGTAGTCAATTATTCTATTCCCCTTTCCACTTTCCGATACAGATTGCGATACTTTGTTCGTGTTCATATTCGTCTGATATTGCTGATATACATCTACTCATAAAGTCACTTTCACTTTCGTTTCCTTCAGGTGATGGTATAACAAATTTTTGTTTTGACTGGTTTTCTTTAATTGGTACACAGTTTGGAACCATCTTACCGTCTTTTTCTTTCATACCAATTGGTTCATATCCTTCCCAACACGCCCCTTCTAAACCATCACTTTCAGCCATCTTATCTGGTTTTGCAATCTTTGCACCGTTTAATTCTAATCTAATTCTATATAAGTCTTCTAATTTCATTTTAGTAATTTTTTGTATTCTTCTAAACTTAATTCTTTACCCAATACGAATACTGAGTTAAAGTTATGATACATCCAATTTATAAACATATCAGTATCAATCCCATATACATCTTTATCTCTTACTTCTTCTGTAAGTATTCTTTCAATGTAACCATCTTTTCCTGTGAAATTTAATTCAACATTATTTGGTATTGGTAGGTATGTTTGTGATTGTTTTTTAATATTATAACCCATTGTGTCTTTTTAATTTCTTATTCTCTAACATCAGTCCTTCAACCCTTTTTTCAAGGTCTGCAATTTTTATATTTAATTCGTGTATTTCTGCTTTCAAATCATCAATGATATTCTTATATAGATTAACAGATAACTCAAGGTTTCTAAGTACTTGATTATCAGTCTCTGCGTCACTACGTCTCTTACCAACGAAGAAACCAGCAATACCTGTTAATAAATTTGATGCGATTAAAATTAGTTCTGTATTCATATTATTAAATATCTCGTTTTAAATTTTAGTGACAATCAGCACAAGGCGGGTCATAGTGGTCCATCTCACTCCACATTGGTATACTTCTACCTAATTGTGCTTTACTATAACCGTAACGAGTTGTGTGGTTTAAATAAATTGGTGAATTGTACTTAGTATTCTTTTCAGGTACCATACCATCATATGTTGAATACGTATTGTAATCAGGAAATAAGTTCTGTCCTTTACCTGTGATTAAATAATCTTGTAATCTCATCATATAAAAATCAGCACGTTGTTTTTGAATACCACGTAGATATTTCATTGTTTCAGTATCAACAGATTGTGCACTTTCCATATCACCTTGTACAATACCTCTGTTCATTGTTCTATAGTGAATATGAGGTATCATCTCATAGTAACTCATTTGTATCAAGAACGGACTAATATATTCATTTACAAGTGTAATTTCATCACTGTTAAGAGTATTACCAGTTACACTTATTTGGTCCAATAAATGGTTATAGAATTTTGTTCCCAATAATGGTTGGAGATGAATATCTTGAGCAATACCAATCTCGGCTCTAATAGCATCAATGTCAACATTCTTGTTAATGTTGGTGAACGCTTTTAATTTGTTTTCTGATATAAGTAATTTATTAGCCATAGTTTAATTAAACGTTTTCTTCTTCTCCTAACCAAACATTACATTCTTCTTCAGTCAATCCATATCCACTCATTAACATATGTATTGCTTGTCCTCTTGTAATCTTTTCTTTATTATATTCACGAACAATTCTCATAAGGTTTTGATACTCACGACCTTTTAATCCTTTGATGTTTTCGTTAATTACTGCCTTTTCACTTTCCGCTTCAACTGGTGTGACAGGTTTATCTTCAACAATTGGTTGTTCAACAACATCACCAACCTCATAGATTGATAATGGTTTAATTTCAAATGTTGTTGGTTTTTGGAATTTCAATGAAACTAATTTATCAAATGTTGATAATAGTTCTTTTTGGTATGGTTGGATAACCATCTTTCTAAAGTACTCAGAATGGTCCACAATTTCGTTTCTAGACCCTAATTTACCTGCGGTGGATATACCATACAACTCACCTGAAGAAACCCTGTGAGCGGACAATATGGTACGTACAATGTCATCATATATTTGTTGATAGTATTGGTCATTACCACTTGTTGCAATTTGTGTAATTTCTGGTGCTAATTCCTTACTTTCATTGAATGATATGATTGGTCTACCAGCATTGTTTACAGATGTAAACTGACTTTCCAACGCTCTTGTAACTAACATTTGTTCTTCCTCACCAGGAATACCATTATTCATATTTATCCAAAGTGATGGCATCATACCATTCTTTAGATTGTTTGCGTGAAACTCTTTTATGTTTACATCAATCTCAATCGCTGCAAGAGCACCACTATAATCAGGCTGAGGGTAATAACTATTACTTGGACTATATTGTTTATAATATAATATTTGTGATGGATTACCTTCTTCTTGATTAAACGTATCATATTCTGTTGGTGGGTATTTTCTTATATTAGACCAATCAGGTGAATAGTAATACTTTTCAATTTCATCATCTTCATTTAATTTACCACATCTAACTCTACTAAAATCTAAGTGATATATCTCAGCAATAGATTTTCTATCTCTTGACCATACCACGTTTAATGCGTAGCCATTAAATAAAACAAGGTCCAATGCCGCTTTCTTCATTACATCAGCAACAGTTTCTTTCTTGTTAATTAAATTGATTGTGGCCATTGGATTGTTAATAGATACAATACCATCACCCATTATCTGTTCTCTCTTAGAGATTACCACCGCTTTGTGTATTGCACAGTTATTATATCTTGAAATAAGATATTGTGGCATTAAATTGTTTTCACCATACCATACCCAAGGTGAACGTTGAAATACTTCACTGAATACAGGAAGTAACGGTTCTTGTGTAAAGTTGATTTTACCTAATTGATATTTTTGTAATTCACTCATAATTAGTCTTGTATATAGATATAATTTTCATTATCTTCATTATCACTCACATATGATACAAACTCATTACCTTGTTCTGTTGTTCCATTTAATCTAACCATACCTGTATAAACTAAGTTAGTACCATTACCAAAAATTTGTAATTGGTATTGTCCTTCATAATTTAAGTCTTGACCTGGTAATTGTAAATCTAAAACAATCTCACAGTATCTTTGATTTTCACCAAATTGTGTAGGATTAGAAGTACTAATAGTATAGGACTTTACTTCCTGTGATAATACGTGAGTAAATGTAAGAGTATACCCCGAAAAATCGGTTCTTGAATTGTTGTTTATGTTTAGGACTAATTCATTTTGTTGTCCCTTTTGTAGTATAAGCATATGTTTATTCTATATTATTAAATATAAAATTTCTTAAATTGAATTGGTAAATATAAAAAAAGGGGCTCAACGCCCCTCTTTCCTGATTAGAGATATAGAAATTCAGTCCACAACAGACCTACTTTTTCCTTATTCAATTAGTCATTGAAACCACCTGCAGTAAAGATAGATGATAAATCACCTGAAATTACATTTGCTGGTTGAGGTTCTTGACCTGTAAAGATTAGTTCAAATCCGTTTCTATCACCTAACGCTACACCTGTTGCTGCAGAACCACCTGATAAATACATACCATTTACTTGTCCTAAATAGTATTGTACATCGTTTTGGTCAACTGCAATAATTTGGATTGCATCGTTTTGAGATAATAACTTTAATTGGTTACGTTTGTCTTGGTCATACTTGTAAAGAACAGCAGTTAATACTTGTTCAAAATAGATAGTACCATTCTCAAAAGATTTGGTAACATTCTGTGATAAACTTGAAGTATTTCTTTTCAATTCAAATTGGAACCAAGTACCTGAGCCAGTAATACCTGTGATAGGACCTGTTGAACCTGTAACTGATACGGCTGTAACTGAAGGTTCTGTAGCACCTGTAGCACCTAAAACGTAAATCGTTTTAATACCACCTATACCATCTGAACATCCTAACGCTACACCGCTTGAAATAAAGCAACTCATATATATTTTATTAAGTTAAATTCGTTTATTAAAATTGTGGGGACTTTCACCCCACTGTTTTTTTATCTATTTTAGAACAATTATGCTAAGTTGTTAGTAGCGAAGTATACTGTTGAACCAAACAATGCGATTTGTGCACCGTAGTTGTAGTTCGCTCTCAATCTTAATTCATCATAATCCTTAGAGTACCAGATTACTAATTTCTCGTGGTCAGACAATAAGTCAAAACCTACTACGAAGTATTCTGCTGGTCCGATAACAACTTTGTTAGAACCATTCAATCCAATTGTTGGGATAACCTTAACGTTTGTGTTAGGGTGAATAGCCTCCATATTACCAGTAATATCAGAAGAACCAATGTAGTTAGCGAAGAAGTTAGCCTTAGTTAATGCTTGTACATATAAACGGAAGTTTGCATATGACATAAACACTCTCAAGTCATCTCTTGACATTGCGTCATCAGATAATGCGTTGATTAAGTTATCTACTTCTGTGATTGGGTTACCAGCTGTACCGTATGCTACTGAGTTAGAGAACGTAGTACCACTTGAGTTACCTACACCTGTTGTACCTGTAACGATTAACGCTTTGAAACCGTTGAAACAGTCACCACCACCTGTAGTTGCTTGCCATAATTTTTGCTCAATTCTTTGTTGGATTTGTTTAACTTTCAAATCAGCGATTTGTTGTTCAAATGGAACAGTTTCTTGAGTTTGACCTGGTTGCATTAACATTGACTGATAAGTGTCAAATAAGTCTTGGTAACATAATGCTTCGTTATACTTTTCAGCACAAGTTGTAATACTTCTTTGTGTGAAAGTTGTAGTTGTACCGGTTGGTGGATCCCATCCACACTCACCTGCTTGGAACACGATGTTAGAGTTTAATAGGTTCAATGCTTGTGTTCCTTTGATACCTAATCTCACGTTTACGTATTTAGGAGTTGTTGCGCCGATTAACGCTTTTGACAATAACTCACCACCTACTTGGTCAACATATGAACCAATTGTAGATACATCATACGAAAAGTTTTCTTTCTTTAAAATTTTCATTTTCTTATTTTTTTAAGTTTTTAATTATTTTTTTCTCATTGCTGCAATTGCTGCTAATCTATCTGCAATTACATCATCTGAATTTGATTGTTTATTAAAATCTGTTTTACCATCTGCAATTTTCTTTGCCGCTGGTTCTTTTTTAAATGCTTCAAAGTCTGCATTCATACTTGCTACCTTATCTTCCATCGACTTCATTTTTTCAGATATTTTTTCCATCATATCTTTAACTAAAGCGACAAATTCGGCCATTGGGTCAGGAACACTTACTTCTGTTTCAGAACCTGCTGGTCCTTCTACTTCAACGTCTGCTAGTTCAATTTCAACTTCAGGTCCTTCGGCTTCTGCAACCTTTTCTTCAATTCTTGCAATAACACCTTCTTTGGTTTCCACCTTAGTACCGTCTTCAAGTTCGTGAACACCATCTGGTGCTGGAACCTCTCCGTCAGCAGTTACTACAACAACTTTAGCACCTTCCATCAAACTATCACCTTCAACTTTGATTTGTGTACCGTCAACCAATTTAGCATCAACAAAAATCTCTTTTACAGATTTAATTTCACCGTCTTCAACTTCTATTTCAAAGTTTTCAACTAATCTATAAGAACCACTTTCTAATGCAACTCTTTCAAACTCATCACTTAATTTGGTAATTTTCTCACCAGCAACTAAATCTTTAGTTTCAAGAATTGTATTATCTTCCAATTTGAAAGACTTTAAAGATACTTCTTCAGACATAAAACCAAACTGTACCATCAATTTTTTAATCTCTTGGATTGCTGTTTTTGGGTTTGACATATTCTTAATTGTTTTATTTATCTATTATTAAATATAAAGTTTTATATATATTCCCAAATATTATTTAACTTGGGATAAAATCTTAGCCACTTCTTGTAAAAACATTTGTTCTCTAGCAAAGTCTGCAATCTCTTCAAAGTAACCTGATACAGAAAAACCTCTCAGTTCACCACTCTTCACCTTTTGCCACACATCATCATTTTTTACTTTCATTGATACAAACCAAGTACCTACAGGTAAATCCCCATAACCATACTTGTTTGATTTATCTTGTTCATCTTCTTTAATCCAACTCTCAACTACATATACATCTGATACCGCTTTACCATCGTGGTTGGTATCATTGTTATCTATGTACTTATTCCTCATATATTTCTCAGCAATCATCTTAATTGTATCTGCTGAAAAATATACATAGTATGGATTACCCATCATATCTCTACGGAATATCTTTAAGTCAGGTATCATTGCTGGTCCAACAACCATTTTCTTTTCTTCATCTGTTTGGAATTTCTGTTTGGACATATTGGTTTTGTTAATCTCTTCCAATTTGTTTTGAGCCCATTCAATACCAGCAGTTCCACCCCAAGCGTCCCACATAAGACCACCACAACCTTCTGAGTATGGTACATCTTTATTCTGTGCGTGTCTTGCAAATGATGCCATTCTTGATATAGTTTCTTCTGAAATAGGTTCACCCTTAGCAAGTTGATTAGCACGTGCTTTTCCAACAGGTGTTCCACAAGAACCCCATCCATTCTTCTCAGCCCAATCCAATGCTCTTTTTGCAGCATTTCTTGCACTCTCAGGATAGTCTGTATAACTTTCAAACGCAATAGATTTTTCTATTGTCTGTCCTGATACTTGGTCCACATACGCTGGTAAATTATTGTCATATCCCATTGTTTCTTTTGACAAACCTAAGTTCTTCTTTGTTGAAGGTGATGGGTTTGCTAATGTCTTTTCTGTAATTGTTGATGGTTGAGGGTATCCTAATATTTCACCATAATCTTCTGTATCCACACGACCAGTTGTAATAGAACCTTTGTTTACAATTGTAACATCTTTCTTGTACTTTAACTTAGCCCATCTGTGTCTACAATTGTAACCACCTCTCCAAACCATTGCTGATTGACCAAAATCATTAACTAAATCATCCATATCTTCTACTCTCCACACATAGTTCTTATTCAATAAATCTGAACAAAAATCTCTTGTGGTAGCAATGATTGGTGCTTGTTTAATTCTTGGGTCTAATATGTATTTGTATCTGATTAGATATTCACTATCCTCATCAACGAATGATGGAGCATTTGGTTTAGGAGCAGTTAAAAAACTTTCCTGACCATCTACTTCCATTGATACCAATTGGTAACCACCATCCAATAATTCTTGTTCTGGTTTACCTTTTGAATATAACATATCAAGATACTTACTATCTTCACCATCAGGTATGTTAAAACATTCTTCTGTTGCGGAGTGTTTGTGTTTATTAAACGCAACCCAATTCACTTCTATGGCTGGTTCATCAACGAGAGAGATACTATCTATTCCTGATAATTCATCTTCTTCATCAATCTTTAATTCGTATATTTTATCTTTCTTCATACTATTAAATATAAATTTTATCTACCTTGGCCTCTGTACTTTTTAGGTTTTTGAGACTTAGGTCCGAATGACTTTTTACCATTTGGTTGTGACTTACGTTTACCGAATGTTATTTTTGCTACTGAGTTTGATTTTCCTTTAGCCATATTATAATGTTGAAAGGTCCTTTAACCTTGCTAATTTTTCTTGTTCTGTGGTCAAATCATTTGATACCACATATGTTTTCATTATTATTGGTGACTGTTCTTGTGCTGGTTTTTCAACTACCGCAGCATCAGGTCTTATAAATAATTGATTACCAAAAGATGTTCCACCACCCATTTGGTTCATTGCTGATAATAAAGGTTGGAACATAGTTACCGCACCTCTTGTCATTATCGCTTCACCACCTTCAGCTTCAATCATTGTTCCACCTTGTGCGTGTCTTGGACCATCAATCATACCACCACTACCGTAGTTTCTACCTAAATTTTGACCACCACCTTGAGCTGTTCCAACATCACCCTTACCTAAATCTTTTGGTGACTTACCAAATAATGATTTGAATTGAGTGATTGCTGTAGCCATCAATGCAAGTGTAGATGCAACTGCAATAATGTTGGTAGGGAAACCTTTCTTCAAGTCCTTACCAAGACCAGCAAATGCATCAGCAAGTGCCATACCTGTTGCGGATAATGCGGCAATCTGTTGTACTTTTGCAAGAATAATACCAGCGGCACTTTCTTCACCAAATGCTTGTGCCGCTTGACCAGCTGCATCGGCTAACATCATTGTGGCATCAATATTCTTTTGTTTCGCTTCTTTTAAATTGTTTTGAAGTGCTGTACTTCTTTCTGTATATTCTTTTTCGGTTATTAAACCTTTATCATATGCTTCTTTTAATTTAACATTTGATGCTTCAATTGTTTCAACAACTTTAGCATAACTGTTATCTGTTTTACTGAAAAACTCATTCAATCCATTATCTAATGTATTCAAGAAGTTTTCACCTAATGCTTTCTTTGTTGTTTCACCAACTTCGGTTGCAACAAGGTCACTAAACTCTTTTAATTTAGCTGCAGCCTGTTCTACAGTTAATCCCTCTTTTTTAACAAGTTCATCTAACTGTTCTTTATATGCGTCTATTTTTTGTTGTCCACCTTGTTTAATTTCAGCAAGTTCTTTAACGATACCATCTTTCTGTGCAGCCAATCGTTGTTCTTCAATTGCTTTATCCACTTCAATAAGGGATTTTCTAATCTCTTCTTGTTTTTCTTTCTTTTCTTTTTCTTTATCAATAATTGCTTGGTCTCTTGTTTTCTTGTCATTGTTGTATTGAGTTTCAAGGTTATTTAATTCTGTTTGTAATTTCTTTCTTTCTGCTGCGGTTGTACCCTGAACTTTCATCAAGTCCTCTATTCTTTTCTTTTCTCTTACAAAATCATCATCTTTTTGTTTTTGTTCTACTTTTAATGCTTCAACAGGGTCTTGGATGGTTGCAAGTTTACTTCTTCTTAATTCGTCCTCAGATTGTTTTAATGCCTCATTATCATTGATTGCATCTTGTTTTCTTTTCTTTTCAGCCTCAGCTGCAGCCTTAGCCTTGTCTGCCTCTTCTTTTTTCTTACGAGCAAGTTCTTCAGCCTTCTTAGCCGCTTCTTCCTGTCTTTTCTTTTCGTTCTCTGCAGCAGTTTTACCTACCTCATCAACATCCTTTGTTGCCGCTGCAATACTTTCTTTTGATACACCTAATTTCTCTGCAAAGAATGCAAATGCTCCTGCAACCTTTTCAATAACCACAGCAAGTCCCTCAAATATTGGAACAGCAACTGAATTGATAAGTGCAAGTATTGGACCTAATATCTTACTAAATGCTTGAGATACTTTGTTAAGTGCATCTTGTCCTTCCTTAGTTTTACCTAATGCTTCTTTCATCAAGGTAAATGCACCAACCAATCCTGTTATAAGAGCAAGAATTGGATTAGCAACAAGTACCTTGAACGCTTTATCAACACCTTGAATAGACTGACCAACAAAACCAGCAACACCTGGCATTGTAGCCAAGGCGTCTTCAAATTTCATTGCTTTTAATGTAGTTACTTCAAATTGGTCATTAAGGTCGTCAATGTCCTTTTTAAGTTTCTTCATTGACTTAATATCACCCTTTTCTTCAGCCTCTTGGAATGCTACAGTTGCTTGTCTAATCTGTAAACGTAAGGATTTAAATTTACCCTCAGTTTCAGTTAATATTGCTTTGGTTTGGTCAAACGCTTTGTCTGCATTTTTAAGTTCTGAATTAAGTTTTTTCCACTCATCAGAACCCAATGGTAAACTATTTAACTTTTTCTGAGCATCGGTATATACCTGTTGAAACTGGTTTACCGAGGTTTTTGCTAAGTCAATTTCTTTACCATCAACCTTTATTTTAAAATCTATAGTTGTATTAGCCATAATTCTTTAATATTTTAAGGACAAGGTCCATCTCCAAATTCAATTGTTATTGCTGGTAATGTATATGAATTGGTAACTTGACCATTAAATGTTCTTGAACCACCTGTTGCAATTGCACAATTGTAATTATTTGCGGTATCAATAATTGATACATAGTTTCCTGTTATTCCACTATATGAAATAGTAACTGAAGCACTATTGAATATTTGGTCTGTTAAACCTGATGCAAAATCACCAGGTGATACAGGGAATGTTACTGCTGTAATTGGTGCTCCAGCAACTGTTACGTTTGTAATAGATGCCCCTGTAGTGTTATTATATATCTCAACATATTTTTCAGTTATTGGGGCTAATGTTGGTGTTGGTGTAGGAGTTGCTGTAGGTGTTGGTGTAGGTGTAGAAGCAGCACAAGATGTTAAATTATTTACATAACCTAAACTACTGATTGTTGCCGCATAAAACTGACTATTAGTATATATTCTATAATATTGGTCATTACCTGTAAATTGTGTAAATAATGTTGTATCTACATAAACTATATCACCATTTGATAATGTATCACCTGCAGGTATGTAAACTGTACCGTTTGGATAGTTTGTGTCAGCACACGCAGCACTTGAATTAGCAAATGTTGCACCTGTATAAATTCCAATACCAACTGGTGGATTAGGTGTTGGTGTAGGTGTAGGTGTTGGAGATGGTACTACACTACTATCAACTGTTAATGCAACTTGTTGTGTTGTTGGTGCATCAATTACATATGTAAATGTAGTTGCACTTCCTGAAGAAGATGGACAACTTGATGATGCACCATTTCCATTCATAAGTGCAGAAAGACTTGTTCCAAATACTATACTATCTAATGCAGTTAATCCTGTAATAGTGTATATAAATGAACAAGTACCAGGTAATTGTGTTCCTGTTGCACCAGGTATGTTTACATTACCACCACCATTTTTACTATAGAATAAAGTTAATGTTGCTGGTGAACCTGATATATCTCTTGCATATATTTCTAAACTCTTACTACCTGGCACCGATGATGGTGTTGGTGTAGGAGTTATTGTTGATGTTGGTGTAGGTGTTGATGTTGGTGTTGGTGTAGGTGTTGGACCACCAGGTGTTGATGTTGGAGTAGGTGTAGGAGTTGGTGTACTTGTAGGAGTATTAGTCGGTGTTACTGTTGGTGTGGGTGTTGGACTAGGTAATACTAATGGTAAATTTACACATATAGGATATACGGCTCTTTCACCAACAAATCTAACTTCAAAATAATATGTCCCTGATGTAAAACCAGTTAATCCCATTTGAGATGGTGTTACTGTAAATGTACCAGAAGTTGTTACTGTTGTTGCTGAAGTATTACCAGTTGTAACAAAATTAACCATTCTAAATGGTTTAAAATAGTCTTGACCCTCAGCCATCATATGTGTTGAAAATAAAACTAAATTACCAGCGTTATTTACAAATGTGTCTGCACTATTTTTTTCCCAAGTACAGTCATAACTAATTGTAATAGTACTTGAATTAAATGTTGTAGCACTGAATGAATTAACAGTACCACTTACACTATTATTATTTATATCGTGTACAATATCTAAATCGTATTCAGGTACTGTATTATTTGGGTAAATAAAGTTTTGACTTGTTACCTGACCAATGTATTTCCTACTCATATTATTAAATATAATTATTAAACTTTTTAACTTTTAAAGATAGTATGATAAAGCAATTACACCAGCAACGCCATCACCTCCACTACCTGGTCCTGTATTTGCGGAACATAAACCTCCACCACCACCTGAACCATATAATGAACCGTTTTGACCACCACCGGTTGTGTTAATTCTTCCATCACCACCTTTACCGACACCACCACCTGGTTTATCACCAGTACCACCATAACCACCAAAATATGTTGAACCACTACTACCGTCACCAGCAGTACCTGCAGAACCGCCAGCACCACCAGAATAGTTACTTGATGATGAACCACCACTTGCACCATTACCACCTCTATATTTTACGGTACCGACAGATAATGTTGAAGAACCTCCAGCACCACCTAAACCAATACCTAAATTTGATAATGAAGTTGCTTGACCATTTGCACCACCTTTTGCCATAACAGTAGTATCATTTATAAACCAAGTATCAGTACCATATGATTTATTCCAAAATCCAATTTGAATAGGGTAACTTGTACCACCTATTACAGGTATAGTACTCTTTGCATATGCACCTCCACCGCCACCACCTGCACGCGACCTACCATAAGAAACAAATTCTGCTGGTCCTGCAACACCACCTTTTCCTCCACCACCCCAACATTCTACCGTTACTTCAGTTATAGATGATGGTGCTGTCCAACTTGATACATTTGGATTACCCAAAACAACAGTTACTTGGTCAGCATATAATAATACATTATATGTATATATTGTTACACAACCACTTGGTGTTGTTGCAGTTATTAGATAGGTTATCGTTTTACGTGATGTGGTTGTATTCGTTAATGTTTGTGTTATACCTGTTACTGGTATTGTTTGTGTGGTCATACCTGTGACACCTGTAATTGGTGAATATGTCCACGTATATGTTGTACCAGTTGGAACTACTGTACTTCCTGTCATTACAGGTGTCATATCAATAGTTTGATTATTGTATATTGTTCCTGATGTTTGAGGGTTTGTTACTTTTGGATTAGTTTCAACACTCATTGTAAATGTATTACCAGTACATCCTTGTGGAGATATTGGTGTTATTGTATATATTAAAGTCTGTGGTTGTATTGTTAAATTTGTTAATGTTTGACTAATACTACTTTGTGGAATAGATTGATTAGTTTGTCCTGTTACATTAGAATTAGTACTTACAGTCCAAGTATAAGTTGTTCCTGTTGGAACTATATTTCCACTACCATTTGTTGGTGTAATTGTAAATGTACTTTCACTACATACTGAAACAGAATTATTTTGAATATATGGTCTCGGATTGATTACCTCTGTAACTGTTTGTGAATTTGTACAACCTGGTTCTGTAAATATATTAAATACGTATGGAACACTAATCGGTGCATTTGTTGTGTTAATTAACGTTTCACTAATTGCTGTTGTACCTGATGTTGCTGTATTTGATATACCAGATACTGTATTTCTTGTCCAAGTATAAGTTGTTCCTCCAACATTAAATGTTGGTGTATAATTAAATGTAGAACTACTACAAGTTGCTGATGGTGTTAACGATGATGTTAATATTGGTGTATTACAACTTTCAACAGTTACAACATATTGAAAATTATATGCATCTGACCTTGTTGTTGCTGTAAATGTGGTATCTAAATAATATGTAGTTCCTGACGTACTTTGAATAAATGTATCTTTAATTCCAAAATCACCATATTCATTATCTGTTGTAAAATCTTTTCTACTAACACTAATTTCTTTTGTTGAACCAGTATAACTACTATTTGGTGTCAAATGTATATTAACTACATCACCTGTGTTAATATATGTCATAAATTCATTAGTGCATTCTGTTGCTGTAACTTTTCTTACTTGATTATTAACAGTAACCGAAACAAAGTCTGCTCCGTGATTTTCAACAAACTCACTAAAATTTAATAATAAACTACCTCTCATATAATTAAATATAATTTACTTTAACAAGAACTGCCACAGTTGACTACTGTCCAAGTAGCCAAATCAGCAAATGGAATACCTTCCCTTATTGTTGTACAATCCAAGCAATCAGTTAATACTGTATTACCTGTACTTGTTAATTGTTTATATATTGTTCCTGATGCAGTATCATATTTAATCCAACCTGTATCTGTAACATTTATTGTTGCCCCTGTTGTATATGGTGATGCTGGTGTTGTACCAGGTGCTGGTGATAACGTAACATTATTTGCTGTACAATATCCTGAATAAGTATTACAATCAATTGCAACATTAAAGAATGCTTTGTTATTCATACCCGTATTAGAAAATATCCATATATTTTGTGCGTTACTATATCCATCATTACTTGGTACTAAATCCACATTATCTATGAATAGAACATTATTATCATCTTCATACCAATATAGATAAGTTGGGTCATTATATTCGTCTTCAGTAATTTCTGTCATTGTATACGCCCACACATCACCAAATCCATCATTTTGATAACCTGATGTAATTCCACTTACACTACCACCTAACGCTCCAACCATATAGTCATAATAAATTGACCAATAATAATATGTACGTCTTATTGAATTTGCATCCTCACCATTCAATGAGTATATTATACCATTAGTATTTTCTTCAGGATTAAAATATGTTCTAAATTTATAGACATAACTGTTTGTTTCATTACAGTACACATACTTGAAATATCTTGTAGGATATGGTTGTGGTCTAACAGCATTGTTAGTTTGTACCAATTCCACAGTTGTAAGTTCAGGATTAGTTAAATCAAATCCTTCTAACTTATTCACATAGAAATATTGTTCTTGTATTTTTATTAAGTCATTGGGTCTCAAGTTCTTAACATCAGATAATTTTAAATCAAACTTACCCTGTAAAAATCTTGTGTTTTTATCATATAAATTATTTACTCTATTTGAATAAAATAAATCATATATGTCTTGGTCAGTATATGCGTTGAATGTAGGTATACCTAAACCAATATCTTGTGGTTCTTGTGAATTAAATAAAACACAAATACTATCGTTATTTATCTTGTTACTATCAGGATTACCATATGGCATTGTATGTGATACAACAGGGTTTACTAATGAACCTAACGCATATGTATTACCATCAGGACCTGGTGAACCAGGATTTACCCCTGTTGATGGTTGTATTCTAAAGAACATATTGTTAATTCTAAACGCACTACCAAAGTTAAAACTTTCACCTACTGTATCTAAGAATGGTGATAAATTTCCAAGGTTAAAAAATAATCTTGGTTTTGATTTAATACCTGTATATTTCCACACAACCTTTTCAGAACTTCCTGATGCTTGATTATTAGATTGACCAGCATAGTTAATACCTAATGGTATACCAATGTTATTATCCCATTTACGAATTACTTCAGGTGAAAATATTGTATCAATCTTTTTAGATTGTGATTTAAAATCTGTTGGGTTATAAACTCTATTCTCTCCGTATATTAGTTTGTTTCTATCTTTGTATGTTTTGTTTGCTTCATCACCATCTTCTTGGTCAGAAAGGATTAACTCACTCTCAATAAAGTTAAGTGCTGGTTGTACCGTAAATCCTTTGTCAAACGATAATTTGTTTGTCCAATCATATATTGAACCACTACCAATATAATAGTCATATGGTTCTATAATCATTTGATTTGGAACATCAGGGTCAGGTACAATTACAAGATTAAACTTCTTAGCCAAAGAACTAAGAATATCAATCTGTTTAATGTTAGTATCTATTACTAAACTAAAATCAACATAGACATTTTCTGTGAATACAACATTTGTATTTGGAGGTAATGGTGCATATGCTAATGGTGCTGATGATTGTGAAACGTTTGAATTTGTTAAATCAAGACCAAAGTTTTGATAATACTCTAAACTATAAGGACAACCATAACCACAATCAACATATTGATTACTTGTCCACTGATACGTTGTTCCTGTTGTATTAGGAGCAATCGTTAATGCCACAGGTGATGGAATTGCTGGTCCACCTGTACAAGGGAAAAAATCATATAATAATGTTACGTTTATTTGGTCAGAACATAAACAAGGTATACCTGTTCCTTTCTTAACCACGTATATATCATATTTTCTAATTGTATAATAATATTGTGTACCACAAGGATAATCACTACCTTCTTCTACAATACTTTCTACTAATAACACATCTACACCTTCTAAAGGTAATGTCTGAGGTACTGGTGTTTTATATCCAAATTTGGTACCATCAAATGAATAGAAACCATACATATACAATAATTTAAACCAAGGTGTCTCAAAGAAATTTGATTTGATTGTATATCCATAGTTCTTAAACATCAATTGAATTAACGCATACATATTTAACGATGGTTTCAATTGATTATCCAATATTGGATTTTTTGGTGAGTTAATTCTATAATCAGCTGTATCACCATTTGCTGTTACATAATCGGCATATGTTGCATATGTTGAAATGTTATTTGTTGATGTATATAATCTTGTTTGATTTGTTACTGTACCACCACTTAAATTAACTGTATCACCTGTATATTCATATCCATTATGAACAACAGGATACATCCATAAAGACGGTATTATTCTACCATTCTGTAATGTATTTTGGTTCCAAGCTGCGGATGTATTATAAACATTAAAATAGTGATTGAAATGCCAATCCATATCGTTATAATCCAAATCTTTCAATAGGTTGTTACCCATCTTACCATATAGGTCAGCCACAGTTGAATATAAGGTTACATCATACTCAACCTTAGAGTTAAGTACAGATACTTTATTCAACCTCATATAACCTGTAAAATACTTTTCATCATTCATCAATACATCAATGTTAACCCTTTTGGTTACATCAAAGTATAATGAGTTTGTATCCACATTAAAGTAGTTTTCAAAGAATGCATTGTTTTTCTTAGACCCTGGTAATGATAACCCAACTGAATAGTCAGAATTTCTTTTACCAATATCTTGTAACTCTGCAAATGACTTATTTAACTTTAATGGAATATCTGTATATAAATCTAAAGTATCATAAGATAATACCTCACTAAATGTTGTTGAACTATCTGGTGTTATATAAAAATTAAATGTACTACCTGTTGGAATTGATACACCAGCAGATATAAAAATACTATCACCGTTATATACTTTAAATGAACCAATTAAATCTGATACACCATATTCATTAAATCCACCCATACCCTGTACTCTTCCATCAGGTTTAGTAACTACAAAACGAATACCATACCATTGATATAAATTTGTATTACTACCAGCGTATGGTAACATATCTACATTATAATAAAATGTACCAGTACCACCACTAACATTTATAGTTATATTCCAACTATTAGATGATGTAGTACCAGTTGTTGTACCAGTAAATGGTGAACTTTCAGTACCACTACCTGTATATGTGGCATTGGTTACTGACGTTACAGATAAAGATGTTGAGCCTGTTAATTCAATACCTGTTGGTATATTTGTTTGTACTCTAAGTACTGTCTGTTGTTGTTGTGCCATATTAGAAACCTTTACTTACAAAGTAGCCATCAGCGTACTTACAAGTTATTCTATACTTATTTAATTTTTGGTGTTTTTTAGTTATTGTCTGTACCTCAGTTGATAATATTTGAATAGGTTTCATATCTTTATAATATTTGTCCTGTCTATCCAATGGTGATATATAATCTGTTTTCATTTCATATACCTGTGGTGACATAAATAATTGTTGTAACCATTCACCATATTGTACATTTAACCAATCACTTTCCAACACAAATTCTCTTTGTACATCTGTATCAAACGTCTTAACAGTTCTACCGTAGTTTCTATCAGGTGATTGTTGAGAGGTTGCGTAATATCTATTGTCATATGTTTGACGTGTTATCTTCTTTGTATCTTGTCTATATGATGTAAATGTAAAATAGTCATATCCACCACGTTGATTTAAAAATGTAAGTCTTGTATCTTCAGGTTTACAGTTAGTATCTAAGTAGAAATAAAATCTTTCTGAAGATGGACCAACCGCTCCGTTTATTGTTCTACCTGAAACATTTGTTGGATAACCATAAAAAATTTGTGCAGTATAATACGCGACATTACTAAAATCAATTGTTGCAAATATGTTATTTATATCTTGTGGACCACAAGGTAACGCAAATATTCTTAATGTATCTGTATATCCTGTTGGTGTTTGATATGTTGTACCTGAGAAATTTAATTCTTGTTCAACATAATCTACTTCATTATTATTTGTGTCATAAAATGTAAACACCACAAAATCTGCTTCTATTACTTGTCTATCACCTGTTTGTCCATTTAAGTAATATAATACATAATTTTCGTTATCTTGTATATACTGAATACGTGGAGCGTCAGTTAAAAATCTTGACGTTTCACTCATTTCAGGAACTGTTGGGTAATCAAATAGATATTGTGACATTGGTGACAATCTTCTATTTATATCTAAGGTGTTTATAGTAAACCCTGTTCCCATTACTGTACCAATTTCTTGGTCAAAGTTTGGAAGATAATATTTATCCGTTCCCATTTCAAATGCACCACCGATATAATCAAAGTAATTACCTGTATTGGTAAATCCTGATGCTGTAAACCCTGTACTAGTAGCACAATAAGGTATATCTGTATAATGGTTATAATCGTGGTATGTTGTTTCACCAGTAAATGTATTACCTGTCAAATATGCATAACGATATTTGAAATTTGCTTTAATACTATTTGGATATGGATTATTTAAGTTAATTAACTCATTTGTTGAATACCAATCATTCTCATAGTAATTTTGGTAGTGTTCTGATTTAATATAATTTGACATATAATCATATGGTCTTATATTAAATTTGTATGTGTATGTACCACCTGATTGTGATACATTATATGGAACAAGTGACATTGAACCAACTTGTCTATCATCAGAATACAATTGAACTTGTAATTCAAGTGATGTGTTATATGTTGAACCAGTCAAAATAACTTCATATTCACCACCTCTTTGGTAAATCATATCCGCAGACCTTCTTAACTGTGAATTACTGTTCAAACCGTTTGCGTATTGTGTTGGGTATCCGAAACTCATATTATAATCCTTCTATTATATTTAACAAATCATCATATGTTGACTGAGCAATCATATCTCTAATCTGTGTATTATTAACTATTTTTTCATACGATATTGTTACAAAGTTCTTTGGTTGGTTTCTATATCCAAATCTACCAATTGACTTTGCAACAACGAATGCCGTACTTTTTATATTCTTATCGTTCTTAGGTAAGAACTTACCTGTTTTCAGGTCTCTTATCTTAAAACTCTTTTTATTTCTAATCCATTCTTCAATGGCTCCTATGTTAGCATATTCACCACCACTACTATTTGGTTTTCTATCGTTAGCCAACCAATATGCATATGTGTTTGATAATGGTTGTCCAAATGCTTGAACCTGAATAACTTGTACACCACTTCTATCTTGTTTAACCACTGCTTTGATAGAATTTCTTAATCTACCACTTGCAACACGATTGGTTAAACTCTTTTGATAACGTCCGTATAAGTATACCTTTTCAGATAAACTTTCCTTAACAATATCTTCAATGATAGGTGTTATTTCGTCTAAGTTCATATTATCTTACTTGTGTTACTGTGGCGATTATTGATGGTATTCCTGGCACACTATCAAATGCAGCTTCGGCATACATTACTACGTTTGAATTATCAGTTCTCCAATATATCTCATAGTAATCATTTGCCGCAGCTTCAACAACCCAGTTCCACGCAATAATATCACTTTGATTATTTGCTAAATGAACTTTACCTGTTGTATTTGAAATTGCGGTACCATTTTTAACTAACCATACCCAAATATCAGCATCACCTGAATTAGATACCACCTGTGCACTAAATTGAACATTATATACACCAGCATTTACTACATTCATTCTTGATGAATTACTAAAGTTTACACCATATGATACATCTGTTGTTGAATATGATACTGCTGTATTTGAACCTGATGTTATTGTTAATGAACCACTATTTTGGAATGCTCCAACGTTAAACATCTTATGTCCATACATATAAAGGTCACCTGCTGAACCTGTTATTGTTAATGGACCATTTACTTCCATTGAACCAGACACACCAACTAATGAACCTGAAGTAATATAGAAACCTGTTTTTCTTGCTGATGCACTTGTACCAGTACCAACAGCCATTACAATATCTTGTGCCAAATTTAATCCTGAACCAGTATCATTAAATCTACCTAAGAATACAGAACCACCATTTGTTCCACCTATATGTGAACCAGATACTGTTAATGCATTACCAACAACTAATGATGAGAATAAATTTGAGTTTGATGAACTTACAAATGATGAAGACACCGCAATATTTCTACCACCGATGATATTATCAGATATAATTCTATTACTATTAGAACTTTGTGAACCTGATGTATATACATTTATTGCTTGACCACCTGAGCCACCAAATACTAAGTTATTTGTAAAACTAACACCATTATTTGTTATGTTTGATGAACTAACGTGGTTGTTAATATTAAATTGGGTTGCGTTAATATAGTTAGTTTGGAAGTTAATTGAACTACTAATATGATTTAATGTAACTGCTCCAAGTATATTGTTTGCTGAGAATGTTGGTTTAACGTTAGTTACAAATGTTTGGTTAGATGTTAATTGTCCACCAATAATTACGTTTGTACTTGCATTAGCCGAACCTGAAGGGTGATTTAAAATTAAACCACCACCTTGTACAATATTGTTACCAACAATAGGATGACCACCAGCCAATGACGATGTGGTGAAATTCATATTGATAACACTATTAACACCCAAATAGTTATTTTGTATTTTAGGGAATAATAATGAACCAGTATTTAAATAGATACCAGCATTATTAGACATAATCATATTACCAGAACCTGATATATAACCTTGTTGGTCAGCTGAACCACCTAAAGCAGTTGCTCTAATTTGTGGCATTGATATAAGGTTATTACTACCTGTAATTCTTAATGAACCTGTATAGTTTGCTTGTGTTAATGATGCACCAGCATTACCAGGATTTTCACCCCAACCATATAAAATATTTGATTGACCTGCGTCTGAACTAGTTATATAATTGTTTATATTAACTGTTGTATTATTTGAAATAGTAGATAGACTACCACTTCTAATACCAAGTGATCCAGTTATATTAACTGAACCTGTGATTGTTGCACCTGCTCTCATTTGTACAGGTCTAGGTATATTAACAACACCATCTTTGAATATCATTGCAGTATCACTACCACCATAAGAACCTCCACCAACAATTATATCAACTGTTTGACCACCATATTCAGCTGTGTATGATGATTTAGCGATACCAAATCCTGCCGTTGTACTTGCATCCACCAATTGATATGATGCATATACGTTTGATGGGTCAGTTGTTTGGTCAACAAATGAACTTACGTTTGGATATGCTGAACCACTATTGTATATATTCGCTGCTAATGTTAAACCATTACCTTCTGTGATATATTGTCCACCCTTAAAGTTATTTGAACCAGTTGTTGCAAATGCTGAACTATCATAACCATCTAACATTCCAGCATTTACTGCGAACGATGATGAACCTTGTAAAGAACCTGTAATACCTTGTGTTGCTTTTAATGAACCAGTTACAGTTACATTCTTAACAAAGTCTACTTGATTACCATCATACGCATACATTATGTTTTGTGATGTTGGGTCTTCAATAGAACCAGTTCCACCACCATATAATATTGCTCCGTATTTATTACTTCTTGTACTTATCTGTGCTCCAACTAAACCGATATTGTTTGCGGAATTTGTACTATCTTCAATTGTATGACCTGCAAATGGTGCTGCTGTACTATCAACTATATTTGAAAAATAACTATATGGACCACTTAAACTCATTGGGATATAACCACCACCAAAATCATTTAGATTAAAATTATTACTATTAAATTCAATCTTAGCACCTGTGCCGTTTGCAATAAAGTTAATATCTCCACCATTATCTGTATCAAATCTAATACTACCTGTACCAACCCCTGATAAAGTGTTTTTAAACACCATATCACCATTTGATTGGAATTGAGTTAATGGACTATTCATATTAAATGAAGTAGTACCAGTACTAATCATATTAACAAATGTTCCAAATGGATTTGTTGAATTGATTGTTACATCATTATTGATTTGTGTTAAACCGTTAATTGTTGTAGAACCAGATATACCAACTGAACCACTTACATTAACATTACCTTGAAAATCTGTTAGTTTTAATGTATTTGGTACATCTGTTGAACTAATTTGATGTGGTGCAGTTTGATTGATACCACCAACTAAATTCAAATTACCATAGTTAGAACTATCACCAATAGTCATATTTACCTCACCATTATTTTTTGTAGTGATTTGTAAATCCTGATTATCAGCGGGGATAATTCTATATTGAGTATTATTAACTTCTAATAATGGGTCACCAGTATTTCCTGAGAATGTAACAACAACCGAACCTGTAATAGTTTGGTCTCCAACAAAGTTATTTGAACCTGTTGTTGCAAAGTTACTAATGTCTGGTTGTGGTGCCCAACTTGCTGATACTGCGTGTTGTGCTTCAGATGCTGATAAAGCGTTTGTTGCAAATGATGCAGTACCTTGTAATGAACCTGTGATGTTTGATGCATTTAATACACCATTAACATCTAAATCACCTTCAACTGTTGCGTTACCGTTTACAGTTGCTCCACTCAATACAATTAAATTATTGTGTAACTCAATTGAACCTGTAGGTTGTGGAGAATATATTGCTGTATTACTTTCACCTTGATAATCAATCAATAAATGACCGTCCATATAAATGGAACCAGATGATAAGTATAAATCTCTCCATTGTGCTGATGGTGAACCTAAATCAAATTGATTATGGTCACCAGGTATGATTGAACCTGTGATGTTTAATCCACCTATAAAATTTGAACTACCACTTACAGTTAAAGCGTCTACACCAGGTAAACCTGCCGCACCTGTAATAAAGGTATTCCACATAGTGGTTTGTCCATTAAGGAATAAACTTGTTAATGTACCATTACTACCAATTTGTATTGAACCAATACCATCATCATCATTTTCAAATATAGCATTAGTTTCTATTGCCGCATTTGGTCCGTTAACTTTAATTCTACCAGATGATAAAGAACCTGTTGGACCAACAATTAAATCTTCACTTTGATTACTACTAATCCAAACACTACCTGAAATAGATTGTGATGTAGATACTGAACCTGTGGTAATTAAACCATTTCTGTTAGCACTTGCCGCATATGATGCAGTTAATGCATTTGTGGCAAATGATGCTGACGTTGCATTGGATGCATATGACGCTGATGTAGCTGTGGTTGCATTACCTTGTAATGAACCAGTAATACCTTGTGTAACTCTTAAAGAACCTGTAATATCAACTGATGTTTCAGGTGAACCACCAACTGTATCATAAAATCTAATTCTACTTGCAGAACCACCTGTTGGTCCATTTGATGTTATTTCTAATCTATCATTACTAATTGATGATATTGCATCTACAAATAATTTTGAACCTGATTGTATTGTTTGATTTTGAGTAAATGTATTTGTATTCCCCAATCTCGCAAATGCAGTAGAAGAAAAACCACCTAATGTGTTGGCGTTTTGTGCTTGTGATGCAGATACTGCATTCTGTGCAAATGATGAACTTACTACATTTGTTGCATTGGTTGCATAAGATGCTGATAAAGCATTTGTAGCAAATGATGCCGATGTAGCTGTTGATGCATTACCTTGAAGACTACCTGTAAATCCCGCTGATGCCACCACAGAACCAGTTACACTTAACGGACCATTTGGTAATTTAACTGTACCATATAATGTTTGTGTATCGTTTGAAGCATCTCCAAATTGGTTTGAACCACTTGAGTATATTACAGAAGATGTTTCATATGTGGTTGTTACATATGTGAACGATGCTGATGTTGCACTGATATTTCCTGTGATATTAACTGAACCGGTAATTGTTTGGTCACCATTGAATATATTAGAACCGGTTGTCGCATAACTACCAGTCTTTTGTTCTATTGATGTTAATCTATTATTCTGTCCTAAATCAGTTGACGCTACAGAACTTGATAATGATGTTAAAGAACTGGTTGTTGCAAGACCATTTATTTGGTTTTGTAAACTACCTGTCTCAACATCCAATCCTGCAAGATGTGTATTTACCGAACTAGTATATGCATTAAATGACGATGTGGTTACTAATGAACCAGTATCAGACAATACAGTATTACCGTTTACAGTAAACGTTCCTGATATATTTACTTCAGTTTGACTTATTTGTAACGGAGAATTTCCACCCAAACCATCTTGAACAGTTTGTAGTGTTGGTGTTAATCCTGTTGTACTATCTGTAAGTTTTAATAATCCTCGATAAGAGGAACTTACATAGAGATTTGTTAATTGTCCCATATATATTTATATATTTTCTTTTATACTTTAGACCATTGAGTGGCCACTTTTTTCCATAATTCGTTAACCTCTGCCCACGTTAATCCACCAATAAATGATGTTTCAGGTAATACACAACGATTGTAATCAAACTTCTGTATAAAGTGGAAGTCAATTACCCATCCTGATAAGATTGTTTCTGTCTTCTCATAAAATGGATGTACCGATGCTTCCCAACCTGCTTCAAAATCTGATAAATATAGTTTTGAAAAGAAGTCTTTTACTATTTCTAACTGGTCAGATAATACATCTTGTTGGTTTGATAAATCATCTTCTAATTTATCCACAAAGAATACTCTCCATCCTAAATGGATATGTCCTACGTGAAAGTGTGTACTATCAGGTAAAACATACATACGAGGATATTTTGGTTCTTGTTTGGTTATTATATCATTTGTTAATTGTTCTATATCTCCATATCCGTAAGAGTTAATCTGTTTGTGTAATGTACCAAACTTTTCAAATTCATTCAATACATATTGATAACTCTTAAACACTTCGTCTTCAGGGAATTGAAATGGTTCATCCATCGGTGGTGTACAACTGTTGTAGTCAAACGCCACTTGAAATGATAGATTTAATGTCCATCCTCCCAATATTGTCTCAAACCTTTCAAGGAATGGAATAACATCAGGATTTTCATCTACTACTATATCCCAACTAAAATCACCTTGTGATGCGGTATATGATTGTAATAATATGGTCCAAACATCCATAACAATTGCCAGAGTATCTGACATCACCTCACTTTGATTGGTAAGGTCATTGTTAATCTTATCCATAATGATTATAGATAAACGATAATGGATATGATTTTCATTTAATTGGACATCACCAGGGACAATATACATTCTAGTATATTTGGGTTCCTGTTTAGTTACCATGTCATTTGTACATTGTGCTAAGTCACCAAACCCGAATGATTGTATCTGTGGGTGGTGATATGCGATGGAACTGAAGTCCGTTAATAGTTGTTTATAGTTAATCATCCTATTTGTAAATATAAATTTATGTGGAATGAATTATAAAATTGTACCACCCTGAAGTTTCTTTTGAATTTTAATCTGTTCCTGTTCCCAACTAATCAAATAACTTAATTGATTGAGTACCTCCATTACTTTTTTGTTGTAGACGTATTCGTGTTTTGTAAAATCATTGTCAGTAATTTTGTTGACGACCAGAAACCACCCGAACGCTTGTTGGAAGGGGTTTTGTAAATCATCCTCCAATACATCCATATCATTCTTATCTGGGTCCATACCGACACCTTCTGGGTCAAAAATAGAGGGGTAAAGTTCAAACACCTCTCTGCGAATTTGATAAAAAAAAACTGAGCTCCTAAAATAACTCCTACGTCTAACTTCTTCTTAAAGAGTTCTGCTCGTGGGTTGA